TGAACATGAACCTCAACCACCTGTAGTAGTAGAACTTCTACTCCATCCTGGACAAGACGTTCTCCAAGTCCTCGTTGTACTGCAAGATGGGCTTTATGAACATGATGGACTCCGGCATCGTGAAGCTCTCGGGCAAGATCTTGAAGGACTCGGACGGCTTCAACTCCAAGAAGGAGGACGAGTTCCTGATGATGTGGTTGTAGATCACTATCGTCATCGTGTTCGATATCTCGAACTCCAAGGCCTTCCTGATCTGCCAGATCAAGATGTCGTGGAACTTGGACAAGTCGTTCTTCTTCTTCCTCAAGTACCTGTAGTGCTCCTTCATCTTGTCCTTGTAGATGGTCAAGTTGGTGGTCATGCTGGACTTCACCAGGTAGTCCACGTTCTTGACGATGCTGTTCCTCTCGTAGGGCTCGAACTCGATCGTCATCATCTCGTCCGAGTCCTCCACCACCCTCAAGGCCTTGATCAAGGAGTCGAAGTTGGACTCCGTGGGGATCTTGAAGTCCATGTTGGAGATGTGGGGGGTGATCGGGGTCTTCATCATCTCGGCCTCCTCCGCCTTCCCGGCCAACATCGCGTTCCAGGTGGTGCTCCCGGACAACATCTTGGACAAGGTGGTCTCCATGGAGGTGATCCCGAAGGACTCGTTCAACTGCCTCACGGAGAACCTCGCCTTGTCGTCCAACTCGGTGTTGGGCGAGATCTCGATCTCCTTCAGCCAGTTGTTGTTCAAGAAGATCTTGTCCAACGAGATCAAGTCCGGGATGTCCATGTACAAGTCCTGGACCTTGATGACGTCGTCGTACTGGTCGACCACGTTCATGTTCATGAGGGACCTGGAGTCGACGGTGTAGTAGTCCTTGAACAAGTTGAACTCGGAGTAGTTCATGTCCTCCAACTTGTACCTGTCCTTCCTGTTGTCGTTCGAGTCCAACAGCAACTTGATCCTCCAGTACGTCATGGTGTTGACGATCTTGGTCTTCCACACGATCTTCCTGATCTTGTAGGACATGGACCTGTCCAACAGGTAGTTGTCCTTGTTCAAGAACACCACCGCCTTCCCGGACTCCTGCATCTCCCTGATGAACCTCTTGATGACCATTATGATGTTGTCGGAGGAGGAGTCCAAGTTCAAGTCGTAGTTGGAGTTGATGCTGATGTAGCAGTTGTTCTTGGTCTCCTCGGCCTTGACCAACATGTCGAAGTTCGTCCACATCCTGTAGGTGGTGTTCCTGTCCTTCTTGTGGTAGATCCGGTACTCGATCCTGTCCGACTTGATCTTGTGGGCGGGGATCCACTGGCCCTTCGAGATGGAGTGCAACTTCATGGTCTTCATCAAGATGTTGTCGGAGTTGGACAACCTGTAGTAGGACTCGTTGATCTTCTGGTCCGGCATCCCCAGGTTCATGGAGATGTTGGTGAGGAACTCCAAGGACGACTCCTCCCTCAAGAACTCGTTGTCCTTGGGGACCAAGTAGTAGTTGGGGTTGGACTTGGTCCTGTACCAGTTCAACAAGTTCATCTTGGCGTTCCCCTCGCACGGCAAGTCCGACAACATGATGATCTTCATGAACTTCATGGACTTCTGGTTCAAGTTGAGGAACTCCGAGAAGATCTTGTTGGGGTACTTCAAGTCCTTGAACATGGACTTGATGACCTTGAAGGGGTTGTTGTAGATCTCGTTCGTGTAGGGCACCCCGGTCATCTCCAACAGGTTCTTCGCGGTGTTGACGGTCGCGGCCCGGAAGTCGGTGTCCTTGTTGAAGATGAAGTCCACGACCTCCTCCCCGCTGGCCATGGCCCCGATGTCGTTCATGTAGAACCTCATGGTCCTCATCATGGTGTGGGTGTACTTGGTGGACTTGGACATGTTCAACAACTCCTTGTCGTTCATCTCCTTGATCTCGATGATGTCCTTCAACCCGTGGTACATCTTCAACGAGCTGTGGTCGGGGTTCATCTCCAACATCTGGGACAGGAACTCGATCATGTCCATCGAGAACTTCTCCACGTTGTTCTTCAACTTGAACACCTCCAACTCCAAGTCCTCGTAGTCCTCGTTCCTCTTCTTCTTCTTGAACAACTCCTTGGACTTCATGACGTAGTCGTCGTTCATGATCTCCTCGCTCTCGGTCAAGGGGTACCTCTTCCCCTTGCTCTTGGACATCTGCAAGGCCCTGATCAAGGAGTGCACGACCATGGTCTCCTGGAACTCGTACTTCCTCTTCATCCCCATGAAGAACTCCTCGCAGAACAAGTTGAAGGACCTCATGTCCGTCCTGGGGACGTTCTTGTTCAACTTGAAGTGGTTCGACTCCTCCATCAGCTGGTCGGTGGTCATCATCAACTCCTTGTTGTAGAAGTCGTTCCTGAGGTTCATGAGCTTCTTGTCCAACCTCATGGGCAACTCGTACCAGTACTTCCCCATGCAGTCCTCCGAGAACGGGACCAGCTTCTTGGCCATCTTGTAGTTCGACCCCGGCTTGTAGGAGTACATGTTGTAGTAGAACTTGTTCAACTCGTCGGTGTTGTTCTTGTTGAACATGTTGATCTCCATGCCGTACAACAGCTGCTCGATGACGAAGTTCTGGGGGAAGAACCCCATGTGGTACGGGAGCAGGTCCTCGGTGCAGTTCAACTTCAACATCATGGAGTTGATGATCTCGTCGGAGATCCTGTAGTACCTGAGCAACTGCTTCCTCATCATCCAGGCCAACAACTTGATGGTCGTGTAGTACATCCCGTGCTCGAAGCACCTCCTGAGGTTGGAGTTCATGAAGACGACCGCCTCCTCCGGGGAGGACAAGTCCGGGATGGAGTTCGCGTTGTACAAGTCCTTGATCAGCGCCCACTGCATCCTCCTGCCCACGGAGAACAAGGAGTTGAACTCCGTGATGGTGAAGTTCAACCCCGACTTCTTCCAGTTCGTGTGGATGTTGCTCAACCTGGAGGACCAGTCCAA